TTCGTTGGTGAATTTGGTTGGGGTCCAGTAAATGATGTAACGCAAGTTACTAATGAAGCAATTCTTGTTTCACGTTTCGGTAAACCAAACAACACTAATTTTGCATCATTCTTCACTGCAAAAAACTTCTTAGATTATTCAAACAATCTAATGCTTGTTCGTGTTGGAACTGCATCGCAGACCAACTCAGTTGCTACTGGCTCACCAATCAAAATTGCAAACGAAATTGCATATGAACTTAGCTTTTCCAATGGTGAAGCCGCAGTTGGTATGTTCGCAGCAAAGTACCCTGGTTCAATTGGTGATTCATTGAGAATTTCCATGGCTGATGCAGCTACATACAGCAGAACTTTAACTGGTACTGTTAGCGTATCCAGTGGTTCTAATATTGTATCTGGTGTAAGCACTGCGTTTGATACTGAGTTAACTGTTGGTTCATTCATTTCCATTACTACTGGTGGTTCAACCATTGTTAAACAAATCACTGGTATTTCTTCTGGTGGTTCAGCAACTGTAGACAGTAACTATTCAGTAACTGCGTCTGGTTTAACTGCAACTGGTAAGTGGGAATATCACAGCCTATTCAACAGCGCACCTGTTGACAGCAACCGTGCAGTAAGCATGAACGCAGCCAATGATGGTCTACACCTAGTTGTTATTGATGAAGATGGTTTGTTCAGTGGTACGCCTGGTACTGTACTAGAAACATATGACAACATCTCCAAAGCATCTGATGCATTGCGTTTTGATGGCACTTCTGGTTACTACAAAAACGTATTGAAAAACAGTGCATACATTTGGTGGATGGATCACCCTGATACAGCTGATGTAACAACAACTGGTACTGATTTTGGTGGCATTGTTGTTGCAAGCACCGACTTCAAAGATCTAAAGAAGCCAGTTACTCGTTCATTGTCAGGTGGTTCCAACGGTGCTGCTGCATCAGATGGTGAACTACAAACTGCATATGACGTATTCAAGCAAGTTGAACAGATTGACATTTCATTGGTGTTCACTGGCAAAGTAAGTCCAGATGTTCAACGTTATGTTATTCAAAACATTGCTGAATATCGTAAAGACTGTGTTGCATTTGTATCACCTGTAAACGTTGCAGACAATTCACCAATCATTGGTGATACTTCTGAATCAACTGAGAAGATCATTGCTTGGTACAACACAGTCAATGTTTCCAGTTCATATGGTGTATGTGACACTGGCTTCAAATACCAATACGACAAATACAGCGATGTTTACAGATGGGTTCCAATGAACGGCGACGTTGCTGGTCTATGTGCTCGCACTGATGCTGTTGCTGAATCCTGGTATTCACCTGCTGGTCTAAATCGCGGTCAAATTAAGAATGTTACTCGTCTAGCATATAACCCCGATAAGGCTGCACGTGATGAATTGTTCAAGCGCAATATCAACCCAGTTGTAGCTTTCCCTGGTGAAGGTACTGTGTTGTTTGGTGATAAGACAATGATGCGTAGACCAAGTGCATTTGATGCAATCAACGTTCGTCGTTTGTTTATCTTGCTAGAAAAAGCAGTTGCGCAAGCATCCAAGTATTACTTGTTTGAACAGAATACTGAGTTGACTCGTCAACTATTTGCTGGCACTATTACTCCATTGCTACGTGATGTTAAGGGCCGTCAAGGTATCACTGACTTCTTCGTAGATGTTGGTGCAACTGTAAACACCCCAGATACGATTGATGCTAACGAGTTACGTGCAAACATCTTTATTAAGCCTGTTCGTTCTATTCGCTTCATTAGCTTGAATTTTATTGCTACAAAAACAAGTGCTTCGTTCGCTGAAATCGAACTATAACTAAATCAAGGTGGGATGAAATACTCCCACCTAAATAATATTAACAGATTCTAAAGGATTTCACAAATGGCAGATATTACCGGTTTCCGTGCATCGATTGGCAACGGATTGGTTCGCCCAAACCAGTTCAGAGTGGAACTAAACTTTCCTAGTTTCGTGTCCAATGGCACTACTGCTTCACTACTTGGTCAATTTCACGTAAGAGCAGCTTCTCTACCTGCAAGCACTATTGCAGCAGTTCCTGTGTTCTACCAAGGACGCTCAATCAACGTTGCAGGTGAACGTGACTTTGCACCATGGACTGTAACTGTATACAACGAAAACTTCCTAGTGAAGGATGCATTGACTCGTTGGAGTCATGGTATCAATAACATCAGCAATAACACTGGTATTGTTCAACCAGCATTGTACCAAACTGACTTAGTTGTTAAACAACTCGGTCGTAATGGCGAAGTATTAAAGACTATCAAGTTAATTGATGCAATGCCTATTGATGTTGGTCCAATTGAGTTGGCATTCGATGCTAACAACCAAGTTGAGCAGTTCCAATGCGTATTTGCTTATAACTACTTTGTTGATACTGACGTTAACAGTTAATCATAAATGGCTGATTCATATAAAATTTTTGGTTTTGAGATTCGTAAGAGAGATTCTTTACCCTCTCTTACGAGCCCGTCTGCAAATGACGGAGCAATTGAAAATGAAGTAACTTCATCTGGTGCTAATGCATATGGATATTTTCTTGACCTTAACAAGAAACTAACCAATGAAGTTGATCTAATCAATAAGTATCGATCAATGTCACAAGTTGCAGAAATCGATAGCGCTATTGAAGATATTGTCAATGAATCAGTTGTAGTTGAAGAAGAAAGACCGCCAGTTACAATAAATGTCCGGTCTGAAGAAAATGATATTCCTGAGGAAATTGTACAATCAATTACTCAGGAATTTGATACTATTATCTCTATTCTACAATTTCGTGAGAATGGTCATGATATGTTTAGACAATGGTACATTGATGGCAAGATTTACGGACAGATTATTGTTGATGAAGCAGATTTAGCTTCAGGCATCCAAGACATTCGCGTACTAGACCCACGTAAGACAAAAAAAGTAAGAGATATTGTTAAGAAGAAAAACGCTGGTGGTGTTGACGTTGTAGTTGGAGTAGATGAATACTTTGTATACAATGAAGCAGGTACACAGACAGGACAAAATGGCATCAAGCTATCTCCTGATACTGTTATCTACACACCAAGCGGATTGACTGATGAGCATGGTAATGCTATATCATATCTCCACAAAGCAATAAAGCCTTCCAATCAATTGCGATACATGGAAGACGCAGCTCTGATTTATACTTTATCCAGAGCACCATCTCGTCGAGTGTTTTATATTGATATTGCTGATATGCCAAAGCAAAAAGCAGATCAGTATATGCAAAACATTATGACGAAGTACAAGAACAAAATTGTCTATGATTCAGCTAATGGTGAAATCAAAGATGATAGAGTGCATACCACAATGTTGGAAGACTATTGGTTACCTAGACGGTCAAATGGTCGCACCACTGAAATTCAAACGTTGCCCAGTGAAAACATAACTGGACAAATGGACAATGTCACATACTTTTTAAATAAACTGTTTGCTTCTCTAAACATACCAATGTCTAGAGTTAGACCAGATGCAAATTTTAGTCTAGGTCGCAGTCAAGAAATAACTCGCGATGAAGTTAAATTCAGTAAGTTTATTGATAGACTAAGAAACAAATTTGCAGTTGTGTTTTTGCAAGCTCTACGTGTTCAGTTAATTCTTAAAGGAATTATAACACCTGAGGATTGGGATTTCATTAAGTCACGTATCACAATTGACTTTTTACGTGATAACCATTTCACTGAACTCAAAGATGCAGAAATACTAGAAAACAGAATAAACATGGCTGAAAGAGTTATTCCATTAGTTGGAACATATTTTTCACCTATGTATGTTCGCAAGAAGGTGTTGAAACTAACTGATGCTGAAATCGAGAAAATTGCTGAAGAAAATGCAGAAGCAATGAAGTTAGCTCCTCAAGAGTTACCAGCATTACAAACAATGGAAGGTGGAGAATAATGCCAGATAATTTTTCAAAATTAATCATCGAGAATAAGATGACTGATGCTAAACGTGTATTTGAAAAAACAATGCAAGACAAGATGTCTTCAATTGTTGCTAATATGCGCAAAGAAGTAGCAAAATCATTCTTTAACAAATCTGAACAGAAATAATGGATACTACTCGTCTAGCGAATGTTATCTTTGACAAAGGACAGAAGATAACTCAAAAAAGATATGCGTCTATTTGTGAGTCTATAGACAATGATAGGTTCACACTAGACGAATATGTTATTGAGTATAAGTTAAAAGAAAACTTTCTGAACAAAATACCATTCAAGTTAGACGATGGTACCAATATATTATTGTCAGAGACATTTATTAACAAGATAAATAGCTTAGACGTAAATAAAACTAAGTTGGAAGAATATACACGATCCAATTATTCTAACTTCAAAAAAGTAATAGAGGTAGTGCTAAATGGCAGTAACTAAAACAATAATTAAACAGAACCATATAGAAGCAATTGTCAAAGTTGTCAACGATGTTGCTGGTGCTGGTTCTTCCACCATTAGTTTAGCAACTGACCTCTTGAAGTCAAATGAAGAATTAAGTGGTGAAACACCAACTGTAAATTTGGGCTCAGTTGAGGCAACATGTTCTAACAACTCTGAAATAAACATCACTCGAAATGGTGTTGTTATCATGAACATGTTTGAAAACTTCGAGCAATTTGAATTGCCATGGGGTGCTGATCCACAGAACAATACACATGACCTCGTAGTCAATTTCACAGGCAAGGGAACCGTATACATACGTCTTTTGAAACTCAAAGGTTACCGTTCACTGTTTAGACCAGAACAAGGAGTTAACCTATGAGACTATTAACTGATGTAAATGTCAAAATGGATGTGCTTACTGAAAGCACAGTTGAGGGTACTAAACGTTTGTACATCTCTGGTCCATTTTTGATGCACTCAAAAGAGAACCGTAATGGTCGTATCTATAGCAAAAAAGGTATGGATGTTGCAGTTAAGAAGTATACCGAAGAGTATATCAATACAAGCCGTTCTCTAGGTGAAATGAATCACCCACCAGGTCGACTTCAAGTCGACCCAGAACGTGCATGTATTATGACGACTGAGCTACAGCCAGATGGTAATTACTACCATGGCAAAGCAAAGGTTTTAAGTACACCGCTAGGCAAGGTGTTAGAAGCATTGTTAACTGATGGTGTTAAGATTGGTGTATCAAGTCGTGGTCTAGGAACTACAACTAAAAAATCTGGCAAGACAATGGTTGGTGACGATTTCATTCTAACATGTGCAGCAGATATTGTACATGATCCAAGCGTAAGCGATGCATTCGTGCAACACTTAATGGAAGAAAAAGAGTATCTATTAATCGATGGCCATTACATTGCAAAGGATTTATTCGAAGCAAAGGCAAAGATTAAAGTTGCAACGTCAGCAAAGTTAGAAGAAGCAAAGTTAGCAGCGTTTCAAGATTTCTTGAACAAGATTAAACGCTAATGTAAATACTATTAACGAACTTTTCGAGGAATACTAATGAAACTAGAAGATCAGATTCGAGCTCTATTAGAAGCAAAGAACGAAGATAAAGATGATCAAGCACAAGCTCAACCAGCAGATGCTGAAGCTCAAGGTCAAGCTGACCGTGTAGAAGATGAGCCCGCTGTAAAAATTGAAAATCCAATGGATCCTAACCTAACTTCATCTGAAGGCAGTGAGAATCCGCAGGACGAAATTGCTGCTGCTGAACAACAAGGTGTTCAAGACGAAGCAGATGAAGACAAGAAAGAAAAGGTTGAAGAAGCAGCTGTTGCTGAATCTATTTCTGATCTTCTAGGTGATGAATTCTCCGATGAATTCAAACTAAAAGCTCAAACTATTTTTGAAGCTGCTGTCAAAGATCAAGTAACTCAAATTCAAGCCAAGCTACAAGAAGAGCAAAATGCCGCTGTAGCGAAGCTTACTGAAGAATTCGAAGACAAGTTTATTGCTCGCAGTAAACAACTCGAAGAAGAAACTAGTGATAAGATTGATGGATACCTCAACTTCCTAGCTGAGGAGTGGAAACAAGATAATAAGATTGCTCTGGAACATGCAATCAAGTCTGAACTAACTGAATCATTTATTACCAATCTCAAGTCCCTATTTGAGCAACATTATGTAGATCTACCAGAAGACAAAGTAGATGTATATGTAAAGGCGCTAGAAGAAAAGACTGAATTGGAAAATGCTTTAGCTACTACTGTTGGCTCATTAACCAAGCTAACCGAAGAAGTTAATGCATTTAAACGTGAACAAATTATTACTGAAGCCGTAAAAGACTTCACTAGTTTAGATGCAGCACGGTTTAAAACTCTAACTGAAGATTTTGCGTTTGAAGATTCCGAGTCATTCAAAACAAAACTTGGCATTGTAAAACAATCATTCTTCAATCAGAAACAAACTGCTGCTAAAGAGCAATTAACTGAAGAACTAACTAAGACGCCTGAAATCGTTGAAGATGGTTCTCATGTGGAAACCGTTACTGAAAACACAGTAATGGACCGTTATGTTCGTGCCCTAGGCAAGAAATAACATTACAGTAAATACATTACAAACTGATTCATCAGTCTAATTTTTAATAAAAGGAAGTCAAAATGGCTAAAATGGACCTAGTAGAAAAGTGGAGCCCTGTGCTAGACGCAGAAGGCGTTGCACCAATTAAAGACGAATATCGTCGTAAAGTAACTGCACGTCTCTTAGAAAACCAAGAGATTGCTAACATCGAATCACGTCAGGCTCTATTCGAAGATGCTCCTGCTAACAGCGTAGGTTCCTACGGTGACAGCAACGGCGTTGCAAAGTATGATCCAGTATTGATCAGCTTGGTTCGTCGTACCATGCCCCAACTAATCGCTTATGATGTATGTGGCGTTCAACCTCTAAGTCAGCCAACTGGCCTCATCTTCGCAATGAAGGCTCGTTACACTGCACAAAACGGTTCCGAAGCTCTATACAACGAAGCTGACTCCACCTTCTCTGGTGACAAGACCGTTGCTGCTGGTACTCAAGGTGCTGATGATACCCAACGTGGTTCTAACCCTGCCGTTCTAAACGACACCGTTGCTAGTCCTGGTACTGACTTCACTTACGGCACTGCAATGAGCACTGCTACTGGTGAAGCTCTAGGTTCCCAAGGTGGTAACGCTTTCGGTTCCATGGCTCTAACCATTGAAAAGAAAGCTGTTGAAGCTAAGACCCGTGCTCTAAAGGCCGAGTACAGCGTTGAACTAGTTCAGGATTTGAAGGCCCTACATGGTCTAGATGCTGAACAAGAACTCATCAACATCCTATCCACTGAGATCACTGCTGAACTAAACCGCGAAATCGTTCGTACGATCGCTGTTTCTGCTAAGCCTGGTGCTCAAGCAACTGTAACTCCTGGTATTTTCGATATGGACCAGGATGCTGGTGGTCGTTGGTCTGTTGAGAAGTTTAAAGGTCTAATGTTCCAAATGGAACGTGACGCTAACGTTATTGCTCAACAGACTCGTTTGGGTCGTGGTAACTTCATCATCTGTTCCAGCGATGTGGCTTCTGCTCTAGCTATGGCTGGCGTACTTGATTACAACCCTGCTATCCAAGGTACAGACGTTGTAGACGAAGCATCCACTACATTTGCTGGTATCCTAAACGGTCGCTTCAAAGTGTTCGTTGATCCTTACCTAGCTAACGGTGGTGCTAACACTCACTACGCTGTTATTGGTCACAAAGGTCAAAACCCCTACCAAGCTGGTTTGTTCTACGCACCATACCAACCACTACAGTTGTTCCGTGCTGTTGATCCTAACACCTTTCAGCCCAAACTTGCCTTCCGCCAGAGATACGGCGTCGTTGCTCACCCATACGCAGTTCCTACTGCTGTGTCTAGCGATGGCTTGGCTGCTAACAGCAACGTGTTCTTCCGCAGAATTTCTATCAAGAACCTGCTATAAGTCAATTATACTGCCAAGTGCAGTATATGTCAACACAAAAGGACTCTTCGGAGTCCTTTTTTATTACGAGTAGTGTTTGATATAACAAACCTTTCCAGAATCCCAACACCTAAGCAACCCATGTTGTTTAGATAGTTCGTGTTCCGTATAATTATCAACGTCATACCCAATACGTTTGAATTTAGATTTTCTCCATGCAAACTTATGTTCACGCTTATGTGTTAGTCTGTTGAAGTACCTATAATCCGGTGACAGTTTATATTGTTCAACGAATCCATTCTGTAAGTATACGTTATCAAATTGATCTACTATTTCAAGATCGCCAAATGTCTTCACCCACTTAGGAGAATAGTTTCTGTTGAAAGTTGTTAATAGTTTACTAAATGCGCCTGTTACATTAGTATTTGCATATCTAACTAAATTGTACCCGTCGTTGTCTTTGATGAACCCTATAGCAGCAACTACTTTACTATCAAACATCAATCCATATCGAATACTAGCATTGGACTCACCTTGCATGTGATGGGTTTCCATGAACGTCTTATACTCCGTTGTGTTTAACGACACAACAGTAGTTCGTCTAGCACCTATTCTGTTGCAATTTGCTCCGATCAAATTTGTTAGAAACATTTTAACAGTGTCTGTCCTGCGATCCCAGTCATCTTCCCATATTTGAACATATCTATACCCAGCGCAGACAAAGTAATCATGTTTCATCTGGTGATATCGATGCGTTTTCAACTTTGCATCAGAATGCCAGTATACGCCATTGAACTCAATGATAAGTCGTTTTTCTGGTACTAGTATATCCATTTGCTTTCTACCATGCCGAGAACTTTGCACAGCAGATGGGCATATGGACTGAATCCACATAAACAACGATGTTTCCTTATGTGACCGTAGAGATGATTGTTCACGGACATTATCGATTTGAATATTAAACCGGATTAATGCTCTCTCAATTGCATCTCTATGCACATCAAATTCATTTGAAATCTGTATTATAGACAGTTTATCAACATCGTACAGTACCGTCATAGCCTTCTTGCTAGTGATAACATCAAATGCAAGTGAGTTACATACAGATTTGCGATACTTGTCTGCTATATCAATTTTACGTTCCTGTGAATGCTTTCGTTTAGTTTCACTTGACTTTATAACAGCAGATTCTCGAGCTCCAACAATCGACAAGTTATGCTCATAACCATACCGTTCGATATTGGTTTGCTTTCTGGTTGTCAATCTAGCTTGTTTTTGTTCGGAAGTTGCCCATGCAATCTTTGTTCGTTCAACAAACGCCTGTTTTGCACTTTCAGTCTGTGAGTAGTATTCAACGCCATGTCGCTCTAGCATTGACTGTTTTCGTTTTTCTATAGCAACATCCCAGTCAATAGATTTCTGGCCACTGGCCACCTTGGCCTTCGTGTCCGGATGCGATTGAGCACACTTCTTTGAACAGAATCGCTTCCAATCATCACTATCCCATATTCTAAGCTCAACACCACAGGTATTGCATACATTATGTCGAATCTTATCAAACACAAACATTCGTAAACGTTCTGTGAAAGACATATCAGAAAATTCGGATGTTGCTTTCAACATCTCATCAACAGGTGATGAATACCCGTTATTGCGCAAATGTACTTCATTCATTCTAGCATTTATAGACCTACCAGAAGCACTGTACACATATTTTCGAATCAATTCCGCTACAGTTGTCATATGTTACACTCGTTTCAACGATTCTCTACGTTTGTATTGTAGTATAACACAAGATTTGAGTGGAAGTTGCGTTTACATAATTTATATGTTCTACGCTTGTTGATTGTTCGTTAAATAATATATAAAATAAAAGGATTCTATGCAATACGATAGAGTTGGTGCTGATTTCCGTGACTCGTATGGTGGAGATTCTTCTAACTATAGATTTAATTAAAATGCAACAATCATTCACATTCAATAGACCAGTACATCAAAGTCCTGTACGTGATGTTAGCCATATTGTTGCATCTATGTTTAACACAACACATATACCATTTACGATGCCATACGTACGGTATATGCATGATGTCAGGAGTTCAAACTTTAGAATGAATGATGTAGTTTCAAAACTACAATCAAATGGGTTTTCTGTTGTTGATTCAACATCCGATGCTGTCAAATTAACACACATTGACACTGGTACCAATGTATACCTTGAACATCACCCAATAGATGATAGAAAACCAGGTTTCTTGGACATCCACAGCAAGTTACCATACTCCTTGCAACACACACTCAGGTAATACTGAAAGAAAGAATAATAAAATGTCAGCTCAAAAATCAATGTTTGGTTCAGATACACCAGACGCATGCAACGACAGAATTGCAGATAAGTGGTACAGGACTGCAACTCAACCATGGCATGAATATATGCAGACTGTGCAATCAAACCAAGCTAAATGGCAAGAGATGCAAGGTGCCGATACTGCTGAAAACGAAGCATCAAAGCAGAGAGTACAAAGTTACCTCACAAAATATAAACATTTATTTTAACGAGAACGTTGTCTGCTAAGTTATTATGCACACATAACACACCACATTAAAATCTGAATAAAATGTAAGAGAACGTGTTCTCGTGTGTTCTGTATACATAAAAAGAAACCAGTGCTTTCGTACTGGTTTTTCTTTAGTCATTTAGTCTTCATTAGGAGTAACTGTAGCATCATTAACACCAAAAAGCTCCTTCATGTTCTTCTTTGAAAAGCCTTTATAGTCTGGTTGTTGCCCAACATACAATGTCATAATCAACCCCATAAATTTATTATGCTCAGCTTGAGCCTTTAATGCAAAGCTCTTGCGGTCTAGGTTCTTATATTGGGTATAGAAATTATCAACTGTACATACAATATAATTGTAGACTGGGATTACTTTACGTTCCATATCAGCAATTGTATTCAGTGTATACTCGTCATCAGCAAACAATGAGCGCAAATCATCGGCAGTTTCATCCAAAATTGCTTCAAAAAGACGTTTTGGATTGTTAACACTATCCTTGGTTCGATGTAATGTCAAGTATGTATTGTTCTTAACTTTGACTCTATATGACCGATCACTGTTTACAATTTCAATGACGTATCCTTCGCCTACTCTTTCAGTCCTCAACATATCAATGTATTTGAGTTGATCTGTAACCATATGGATTGGTTCAGATGCAACCACTTTTGTAGCAAGTACATTCATACCATTTGCTATAAACATATCTTTGGCTGCATTACCATACACATCTATTCCTGTATGTGCTCGAACAGAAATAATAGTCAAATCTTCTGTTTGATATGGCACAACCACACGATTTGTTGGTGCAGTGTATTCTAGATTAACAGTTACATTGCCCATCTGAGTGAGCAAATACAGCTCAGAGTTGAACTGTTGATTTTGGGGCAAGGCTAGAAACTTCATAGATGCAATTGCTTGATCTGAAGTCAATGATGCTTTAGATTTTAGTTTCAACTCATTGTTGTGAATATAAGTTGAAATCAATGAACCATCAAGTTTCTCCATTTTAATGGTCATTTTACCTAGCGTGTGATCCACTGTACCTTCTTCATAATTGAAGAACTTTTCCATTGGAAGACTCACTAATTTTGGGTCATTGGTGATATCGTACATTGTACCACGACAGTTGATAGCAGACGGTTTCTGAAATTCAGTCCACGAAGCAAGACGGTAGTTAAAGATGCGATATGTTCTAGTATCAACTTCAAAGTCTTTGAAGAAAAACGTAGTTGAATTTTTACAGAGTTCAATCAACTCATTGTATGTAGTAGTTTCAAATGTCATGATATATCGTGGTTAATTTTAGATGAAACGCATGCAAATTTTAAGTTGCATGGACCATTAGCAACAAACGCACCAATTCCCTTCTTCAATTTGCGTGAACCCAAATGATTGTAGAAGAACTTAATGTTTGGAAATTCTTTTGCAAGAGTATAACACATATCGATTGTATCACCGTCCCCTGACACAATATGAACTTCTCGGAGATGTTTGTTGGTACAACATTCCATAGTTACATTAACTGCAATCATGTTATCTGTAGACTCTTTGCCAAACTTAGGTGCAATTTTCATTTCAATACCCAGTGCAGCTAGCTTTTTTGGTGCATGTAGATGTGAGTGAATCAACAGATATTTGATATTTTGTTTTCGATTCGCAAGCACCGATTTTACGAATTCAGCACTGGTTTGATCACCATCAAAACAGACAAATATTTCAGTGCGTTGTTGAAACAAAGACTTTATAAAATCAAACATGTAGTCATTGTACAACGTACAATTTTAAAAGTCAATGGGCAATGTTGTAGAATGTCGAAAAACTTTCACTTACTTCAACTAATATTGAATCGGATACTTTTACAATATTTGTATATCCTGCTTCTTCACGGCTTAGATATGATTTTTCTTCAACTGGAAGATGTCGAACAAATGGGACATATCCACCAACATATGGTGCATACCACATCAATGGATCTTGACATTTAATGATTTTTATAACGATCATATCTTAATATAAGCAATAGGAATTTCAACAATTTCAATATCACTACCAAAAATCTCAATCATATCTGGTAGCATATATTCAAGAATTTCACGCGTCATTGCAAACTGTGGTTGTGAGTCATTATATTGAATCACATTTCCATTGTGCACAAAGAAGAAGTAACCAATGTATGTGATATACCCTTGTTTAGGTGTTGTTAATTCTTCAATTGATATACTGGCGCTCCACATAGAGCTACGCCCAATGCCGCACATAATAGTAGGTAGGTCTTTCATAGTATCCATTGTACAGTCAACAACTACAGGTGTCAAGAAAAAAGGCCACTTGTGGCCTTTTAATTAATACATGTTACGTACTTTTGCTCGAGACTCGTAGTCCCATACTTGCATCCAATGGTCAAGCTCTGCTTGAGTTGTTGGATTTTTGCTTTTAATAAATTCTTCTAGGCTATCGTGGTTATTCTGAATATCTTTGAAGAAATTTGCAATTGACGTCATGAATCCATTGAACATTATTTGGACTCCTTCTTGTTCACAAAGCTATACAGAGATTCTGCATACTTTAGAACATCGGTCATGTCATATGGAGGTTTAACAGCAAATTTTTCCCAATCCTGTGCGCTTGCTTTACCAAGTTCAACAGCAGTCTTGAATGCTTCTAGTGCAAACGTATTGCTTACTTCAGCGGTCTTAGCATAGTAGTCATTGACCATGCTCAAAATTTCAAACCGCAATTCAAATGGAGTTTTGTTACTCATGATAGTTTCCTTTGTGTGATGTGTGTAGGATCATTTTAAAATGAGATGATCCAGTGAACTCATGTTTATTTAAGATACTCGATGAAACCGAGTCACAGTAACTTCTTTTGGCTCAACGAAGAACCATTCGGTAAACTCTGACCCATTGTAACTCTGGTACCAACCATCAAATTGAACGTAGACTGATTCTTCGCCTCGAGTAAATTTGTAAACTACCCAGTAAGAATCGCCTTGACCTTCGCCACCATAACTGTCTTGATTCTCGAATGTGATGTCCTTCTCGGAGAACATTTCTTCTGTTTCTGTTTCCAAGTCCTCATAGAAAAATTGATTCGTGATGGTACCAAAATCAATTAGCTCAGTAACATCGTCTTTCAAAGTGCTCATTTTTAAATTCCTTCAAGTTGTGATCGAATGTTCATTATTCGATCTTTGTTAAACATATCGATAATCATTGGGTAATTATCAATCGCAAAATCCCGAAACCATCCCGAACAAAGTGTTGTACACACCTTTTCTAGCGATTTAAAGTATGCCAATTTTGGCGAATACTTCCAATCGTTCGGTACTAGAAATCTCTCAATAGCAATCACCATTGTTTCTTCTGCAACAGCCATGCATTGTTGTCTGAAACTAAGTTGTTTCCAACTATCTTCACTGCACCATACTTTACCATGTTCTGTTAGTAGCTTGGTGTAGATAGGTGTTTCTTCATATGCAACCAATTCATGAATTTTATCATGATCATACTTCTTGGTCACATAATCATCAAAGAAATCTTCTTTGGATTGTTTTAGTGAAGGTGTTGTCTGTGGAAACAGTTTCATTGTTTCTTTTGTACGTTTAGCAAGCAACCAAGAATCATATCCAGTAAAAGATTCTGTTGCTGGTTTTAGATGGCGATGATACTGCGTGATATGCTTGTCAAACGATAACTTACGGAACAAGTGTGATCGTTTTACTATAGCAAGACCAACCAAATCAACAACACCGATTCGAATACCATTTACATCTATGAATTCACGAACATATCGTTCAAGTTCGCTGTTCAAAAGAATGGATGGGTCATGAATTTCAACATTTGGTATATCCAGTGGAACATCACTTATGATATCCCAGTCGGTGTCTGTTTTCAATTGAACATTAGGATGCCAGAATTGCAGAGCACGGCTTCCAATGAGTATAGGTGTTTTCATCATATTGTAGCAAGGAAACCTAACAGCTAAAGAGTGTTAGGTAGTTTACTTAACAATTATACCATAATAAACTGGGTTCATGTTTGGTGTGTATACCCAACACCTTCCATATTTTGCTGCAATTATATCTTGCTGTGAAGATGTATACAGTGGACTACACCACTGTGTAATACCATTGCTGGCACAGCACTGTAATGCATGGCTATTGTTGCATACAAACAACAATAGCACAAGAAATGCTTTCATTTCTTAATGGCTACGATAAACGAACCACACGAATTGCAGCAGCTAATACCCTTGAACTGAGCATCTTCATATGCGCTAAAGTAATCACGGCCACCACCAACCAACCAGATTCCACTATAGAACAATGTATGGTCAGGACAATGCAAAGTTGGTTTCGCGGGACGGAAATCAGAGTTGATTGTAACAACACAATCAGCCATTCCATCAAAGTCAGAATTTGTCTTGATGAACAGACCGGACTGTTTTACGAATTTCTTGAAAGTTGCTTTGGTGATCTTAGACATGTGTTTGCTCCTGATGTGTTCAATTGTACATCAAGTTTTAGACTGTGTCAACAGGATTTTCTAAATTCCAATCATCTTTTGTATATTTGTAATCGCTGTGTGTTTTAGAAAACAAACTAGGGTCATCTAAGCACATATTCACAAAGTCTGTAAGTTCCTTGAGACTTTTATGATCAATGACTTCAATTGGGTAACAAATACTCACACCACGACAATATTCATATTGTGCAACTTTCATATGACACTCAACAGAGACATCACCTGTTGTTAGAACTTTTTCTGTTTCATCTTTCCAACGCTTAGAGAACTGTTTGCGATCTTCACTAAGTGACTTGAGTGTGTATGATACGATTTTCTTACGTTTCTTGTTTTTGCCCAAGTATACATAATTGGGAGTAGACCTATCTAATAGATTGTCTGTTACGTTTTGTTTTTCAGCGGAGACTTTCTCATAAGCTATTGCGTCACATTCATCCGAATACTTCATACGAGGATGAATCCACCAAACAGTAATTTGTTGAGAACCTTTCATGAATGCAACATCATCCCACCAACCTTTTGTCTTAGTACCATCATATACATGATATATTTTGATACCCAATTGATGATTCCAATTAGAATCATTCTTAGAAGTTTTGCTGAACTTTTTAGATTTTTTCTTTAATGCTTCAATATACTTGTTTTTCATTATATGCGGCCTATTAGAATCAATTTTAAACAATTTTAACACGTCCTAGTACCCTACTACTAGGACAATGTTAAAACATTATCTAAAGCGTTCTCGTAATGATTAGACTGGGGTTTCGACTGCTGGTGTAGTTGAATCCAACTTATCCCACAAACTAATCATTGCTTGTTTGGTTGTGTCATCAAAACGATTGGTACACAATTCAATTGCCAAGTTAGCATCTTGCAATTTCTTGTATGCGCGAACAATATGACATGCACGACGAGTAGTAATGTGTTCTTCAAGACCTTCATTGACATAAGTCTTACGGATGGCATGTACCCAAGTAATCAAACGATTCGTAAAGTTGTCATCCACGAGGTTGATACTGCTCATCAACTTTTCAATAATAAGCCGTTCAATACGTTCAGTGGGGTAACCTTGTTCCATTGTCATTTCGAAACGCTCAAGGAAAGCATCATTGAGAACGTTGGTACCAATGTACCGACCAGAATCGGAACCACGACCTTTGGTGTTATCAGTTGCAATAATACAAAAACCCTTAGCTGGTGTAACAAGAACGTTTGCAGCCTTAACAAAGAATGGTTGACCTTCCATGATTGCTTGCAAGCACATCAGTTCGTTGGGGTCACCAGCAGAGATTTCATCCAACAATAGAACTGCGCCATTTTCAGCTGCCCATTTCACTGGACCTTCTTCATACACAATAGAACCATCAACTAGAGTTTTGCTACCAATCAGGTGCTCTTCTTTGGTTTCACGAGTGATAGAAACACGAACAATTGGCTTTTTCAAGTTGGCGCATACTTGGTCAACCATTTCATTTTTACCAGAACCAGAGTCACCAGTAATATACAACGTAAAGAATTCATTGCTTGCAACAAGCTTCTTCACATTCTTATAGTTACCCCATTCAACAAATGTCTCTTTAACAAATGGAACCATTGCTTCAAGACTAAATTTGCTGGTTGTGGTTTGACGCTCATGTTTAGCATGAACATGCATGGGTCGCAATTCAAAACTAGCAGTTGGTTCACTGTTAGTCTGTTGAACGTTGTTAGATTTGAGCGAGAAAACACCTCGACCAATTCGTGCATTAGACCAAAATTTAGCAGGGAAATTATTTCCAGTTGACTCTTGATACGACAATACCTCTTGACGAGTTACAGTATCTTTACCAAAGTAAGAATACGCAGTTTCAAGAGCTTGTGTATAACGGATGTCAGAAGCAGAAATGTTCATGATATAGAGGTTCCTTTGTTAAGAGTTTCAATTGTACAATGATTTAAATGTAGTGTCAACTATTCTTCATGCAAGTAATTGCAGCAAGTTCTTTCCAAGATGCTTTATCCATAATCATCAAATCAGCAAGTTTTTTAACCATACGCAATGAAAGTTCACGCATAGAGTTCATGTTAGCTTCAATGAAATCAACAATCTCACTTTTCTCATCTGGCAACAATTCTTCATTGAGCATACCAGCAGACAAAACTTGCTTGATACGAACAATGTAATCCTGCTTGGACTTGATACCAAGATCGAGGTAGTGGCTGCGAGACATCAATGCTTCAAAGTGAGGAGACAGTTTAGATCCCTTGTCAATGTGGTGTTGAAAGTCAATATTTGTAATGAAAATAATAGACCCATTGAACTCAAATGAAGATGGAATGGACTCACCATCTTCATCTTCCATAATTGCATTGCTCAACCAACTAATCCGGCGAATGTCGCTACTATCACATGCAGACTTCAGCAGATTCAAAGAAGTCTCATCATTGAACAATGAGTCAATATCATCAAATACAATCAAGCTTCCCTTGAAACGATTTGCATACAACATCTTGTAGAGGCCAGTCGGACGAATGTAACCTTTGACGTGAGTAAAATCACCATTGATCTCTGCAGCAGCACGCTCGACACCAAACGATTTACCGAGTCCTGCTGGTCCAGAAACAATCATTGCGCGGTTTATTCCCTTTGCCGTTGCACGTGCCATAACATCCAGTGCATTGAACCTGGAATTGATACGTTTTTCAATAACAAAATCGGACTCTTCCTCAATAATATGCAATGTAGGTTGATCAGTATTGAAGCGCATTACGCCATGGCTGACACTGAACTTAGCACGCAGTTCATGGTAGAACTTATGGGTTGGCTGCCCCAGGCTGCTGATGTACTTGATTACATCGCCAGTCTTTACATCTGCTGTAAACTTTTTAGTCAATGCCTCAACAAGACTATCAAAATCCATGGTATGTGCTGTGTTCATGTCATGGATTATACATGAACACAGCACATTGTCAATACTCAAGACAATGTTTCTGCAAGAGTATTCAAGAAATTCCGAGATTTCTTTAGCTGTTTCATGCTACGTGCCATTGCTTGTGCAATTTTTGCGGCACTCATTGTCTCATCTACATCAAATGCACCTACTTCGGACTCAACACTAAATGGTTTCGCAAAGAATACTGTATTTGTTGAGTATGGATCAACAACTGATGTAAATCCTTTACGAGTCCAATCTGACTGTGCAGTTGGGGATACACCACTTGATACAAAAGCAGAGACTACGGAATCACTCAATTTATTGGATATAGAAATTGTTGTGAAGTTGATATTGTATCGGTTGGTAAAAATTTTACCAATTGCATTAATGACGCCATAAGGTGAATTTCCCTTTGTTGTGATGTGTTTTTTGGTAACCGCATCAGTAACCAACATTGTTTTACCACGAACACTGTATGTTAGAGCTGAAAGATCAGTTGGTTGACCATCAGTCATTACTACCATATGCTTTTTATCTGCTTTGACGTTTGTAAAGAATTTCATGGCATCCTGCTCAGCAGTTAGCATAGCAAATCCTGTAGGTGTAGAACCAAAACTGAACCTAACTCTACTCAATAGACCTTTAATGGTCAAATTATGTTCATGTGTAGTCTGTTCACTAGTAAACAATTCAAATAAGAATTCGCTACCTGAACGAGAAACAATGCTTGGACAAACTTGCACGTCATAAGGCATTCCAAAGTCTTTTTTGTTTGAAAATTCAACACTGGCACCAAAACCAACAACCTTGTATGGAACTTGTATGCGACGAAAGAATTCAGTAATAACAACAATCTGCTCAACTACATCATTGAAGTTTCTGTAGATTGAACCAGACATATCAATCATGATATAGTATGCATGGTTTTTGCTATTTGGCATTTTTGTCACTGACCGGAAAATCTTATCATCGAATTTATATCGATGAACTTTGTTGATATCAATCAGCCCAGTTTGAGATACTTTTGCATCACGATATTTTTGAGCACTCTTTTTGCTTTCGAATACGCGAACCATTGAGTCTACACTTGTCTTAATGAGTTTGCGTGACTCACGGATTTCATTGACTAGTTCAAGCGAATCATAATTGCTTTGGTGAATATTATTGTAGTAATCCGCTACGCTATCAGTGTACCATTTAGCTTTTGATACATATACATTGTTTTTAGACAAAGATTGATATGTAACAATGTGAACGTTTGACATCACTGTTTGTTGAAAGTTTTTATCAAACAGATCTTGAAGACGTGTTTCTTCAATTTGGCGAATAAGTTCATCAAGTTCTTGCTGAATCGCTTCAGCTGACATAGGCTCACCATCAGCATTCAACTGTGAAGTGATTTCTTCAATTTCATCAGCCAACATCTCAGATATTTGATTTCGATTAAAGTTGTTTTTATCTGCAAGTTCAAGACGACGCGAGAGGTCCATTACTTCTTTAAATGAAGTAGCTTTCATACACTCTTCATAAAACGCATGTTCAGTAGGATTTAGTCGAACAAAATGTCCCGTGGTTATACCCAACTTTGCATACACATTCAAGCGGTCTGCAAAACTTAGAGCATTGATACGGTTTTTCTTACCAAAGAATCCCTGCTCCAGAAGTTTTTCATACCCACGCACAAAACTTTTAATAGTTCCTGGGTACTTTTCTTTAATCAGTCGCTCATCTCGAATATCAACAACAATGTTAAACATACCATGGTCAATACCAGCAGCTCTAACCTGTTCAATAGAATCTACTGGCAAGTGAATAGCATGTGATACTTCATGCATCATAAACAGTTCATGGATGTCATGGTCCATGAAAGCAGTGCTGTATGGAAATGTGAGTGTCCGATCAACTGGAGAAAACGATGCAGTTGCTGCTGTATTGCTAAAACTTACACCAATATTTTCTTGCGCCAAAAGCCTAGACAACTTGGTGCTGTACATTGCTTGTTTGATCAGATCCGTGGCTTCTGTTTGTTGCATGTTGATGTTTCTCGTTAGGATGTTCCAATTATAAAGAGAATAAGTCACATTGTCAACCAGGAATGGTAAATAAGAAGTATGGTATAACTTGGATTTTTATGAAAAACAGCACGTTAGAGAACATTCTATTTGAACATTCGTTCGTTTCAACGGACATTTACAACTTTAATGAACTTCTAGAGAATCGTCTAGACTTCATTAAAAAATCACATGGTGCTGGAATGGCTAGTGTAATCGATGCACTAGCGGAAAATCAAGATCCAACAAAAAATAAAAAGTATACAGAGTGGTTAGTTGATAGACACCTTAAAGGTGAACATGTTTGGTTGCCAAAAGTACGTGCAGGGTTAGAACACTTCAGTAAAGCACAGTCATCTGCACACGACACCAACATCAAGAACCACACGGTTGCATCTATGTTAGATGTAGCACACATGGTAAAGACTTCACCAAAGAACAAGCAAGTATTGCCGCTGGAAAAAATGTATGATGAGGATGGTGTAACTGGATTTAAGATTCCTAACAAAGATACTTCAATAAAACAGTACGGCATTGGTCAAAAACATTCAACGAAGTGGTGTACTGCTGCCAACAGTACACTCAACATGTTTGATCGGTATGATGGTGGAAAGTATACAATGCACTTTCCTAATAATCACTTCTTACAATTTAATCACTCATCACAACAGTGTAAAGATCCATCAGACGCTGAAATTGATTTTTCAACTGACGCAAGATACTCAGAATATGCTCCGCACATTGCAAAGTTCATGCAACATACATCAGATGTTGAGAACGTTCCAAATGACTTAGGAAAAACTCGTTTTGGTGTATCGTTCAAAGACTTTACACATGCATGGGAAAACAAAGATAAAAACCACAAAGAAATGTCCACCTTTACGGGAAACATGCAACAGCACCCATTAACAAATGAACAACATGAATATGCGATACAGTTTGGAAGAAATCTCATTTCAAAGAATCCACATTTGACTGAATCACAAGTTCTAGAGCATATTACTACACATAAGACACCTCAAATTTTTAAAAATCCAGCACTAAAAGGTCATACGTTAGATCGCGTAGTGAAGTCTTTTGTAGACAATGACAATGAATTAATTCAACCACATAATGGAAACAAGTTAAGACTGAACCCTAACTTACAGTCACATCACATTGATGCAATGATAGATAAGTTGCATAGTGAAACAACATCAGATGACCACAAACTAACACTCTCGGATACGTTGTCTGAAATTCCAGCCGCTGGTCACTATAAATTTACAGATGACCAAATTAACAGAATTGCTAAAACTGAGCATGGTAGCCATATAACAACTAATAAAATTGGTCCATATCAAACTCTACCAGAAATTGTACGTCAGCATGCTATTGGAGTAATGAGTAAGAATTTAAGGGATGGCTTCCCAACAAGTGTTGATAAGTTTTCAGAACACAACAAGATCCTACCACCTGAAGCACATACGTTAGTTGATAGTATCAGTGGATCAAATCCACGAGAAGCATCTAAGTTGTATTCTGTACACCATATGCTTCCCGAACATATTGATAAATTGACACATAAGTTAAGCGGAGAACCTAGTTTACATCATATTATATTGAATCCAGATGTTCCTCATTCACATGCTGTACATTTAATGCACACTGCACGTGATGCATGGCACTCAAATCTTCAAGCATATGCTAAACGTACAGATGCAAAAGCATCAGTAATTCATTCATTGCAAGAAAAACATCAATTGACGCCAACTGACTTGGATAGTATAAATTATTATTCAATGAAAGACATTCCTAAGGAACACTTTTCAGATGCAGAACATGCTCCATATGTTGCAATGAACTTGGAACACCACCCATCTGCAACCAAAGAAGATTTACATCACTTAGTTGATAGTTTGCACACATTCAGTGATAACAACAATAGCACCATATCATCCAAAATGGTAAATGGCATTTTAAACCACCCAAATGTCAATACAAGCCATATCAATAGAATTATGGATAAATGGGGTCATGACTGGATGGTAAAGAATACAATTGAGGATCATAATCGTACGCCTCCTAGCATTCATCATAAACTAATGACACATGACTTTAATCAAGCTGAATAAGAAAGACACAAATGGCTATTACAACATTAGATGACTTCAAAAGATACTGTCTACGTTCACTGGGTGCACCAGTTGTAACGGTAGATGTAACTGATGAACAGTTACAAGATAGGTACGAAGATGCATTGCGCAAATACCATGATTTTCATTATGATGCAACTGAACGCACATATATGAAACATCAAATTACGCAACAAGATTATGATAACAAGTATATTACTTTACCATCAAATATTGTAGGTGTTACTAAAGTTATCAAACAACGTGCATCAGCAAGTGGTGGGGGTGATGCCAGCCTATTCTCTGTTGAATATCAATTCCTATTGAACCAAATGCATTTGTTATGGTCAGCTGGTAACATTGCATACTTTGAACATACAATGCAACATATCACAATGATGGATCAGATACTCAATGGTCAACCTACGATTAGGTTCAATAGAACAGTTGATAAGCTGTATGTTGATGTCAATTGGGACAAATACATGAAAGTCGGAAACTTCATTGTTATTGAATGTCATGTTGCATTAGATCCAACAACGAATACAAAAGTGTTCGATGATCTATGGTTCAAACGCTATACAACTGCTCTAATTAAACGTCAATGGGGTGAGAACTTAAAGAAATTTGGTGGTGTTCAAATGATTGGTGGAACAACACTTAATGGACAACAGATATACAATGAAGCAATTCAAGAGACAACGCAACTTGAAGAAGAACTTCGAAGTACATGGGAAATTCCCATAGATGCAATTTACATGGGATAACAAAAAGGCTCCAATTGGAGCCTTTAATTTTGATTAGATATCGTCTAACATTGCTTTGAATGCATCTAACGAATCGTCATCGTCGTCTTGAACTTTCGTTTCTTTCTTCTCGACTTTACGAGCTGACTGTGATGCTTTCTTAACTTCTGCTTCCAAGTCAAACCCATCAGATGAATCCATCTCTTGTTTAGCAGCAGATTCAGCAGTACGCTGAACACCACCAGCCATATCCATTGCTCGATCAAATTCTTTCTTCAGAGCATCGTATGTTTTGAAACGGCTTGGATCAGTAAACTCAGATAGTTTATAACATTTGTTTAGCACTTCCTGAATATCGTCGTCGTCGTTTGCAATAGGACTCTGCTGGGCCCATTCGGAGCTATCATAGTTGGGATAACTTGCAACGTTCTTGATGCGGATTTTGAAGTTACAACCTTCATCAATGTCCCACACAAAAATAGGTTGGTCAGAATCAAACTCAGGTTGAGCTTTAGACATGATCATCTCATGAATTTTCTTACCATATTTGAATAGAAACACTTTACCTTCATTCTCGGGATTTGCTGGATCTTTGATTACAAGAATGTTTGAAATGAATTGAGTGCGACGCTTACGCTTCTTTGCATCTTCAATTCGAGATTCATCTTTACTTGCATATGCAACTGCATTGTATTCCATTACAGGATCAGGCAGACCAATAGAGCAAGGTGACTCATTGATATACCACTTACCGCTAGGTCCTTGGAACCCATAACTAAATGATTTTACCCATGGTACTTCATCACCGTTGATTGGCGGTAGGAAACGAATGATTGCAGAACCAGTACCAGCTTTATCACGAGCTAGTTGCCAGAATCGATCGTCTTTTTCAGTACGTTTACCGCCAGAATCAAGATCTTTTACGATCTTATCCATAACGGATGCGCGAGATTTACGTAGTTCAGATAGAGTTGTTGCCATGATGGCTTCCTTTCATTGTTGCTAAAAAACTGTCAATACGGCTAATGTGGCGAAGACCTAATGTGCCTTTGTTGACGAACTTGCTTGCTTTGTGCATACGCACCCTATATTTACTGCTATCAAATCCTTGAATCATATCAATAACACCAATTTTTCTATTGAGAAGTATTATTGTTTCATACTCAATTCGTTGAGACAGTAAATCGTTGATTACATGTTGTTTCATGTAATCGTCTAATGTCACATTGAGTTTCAATGAAGATAGCTCAATGTGACACAGATCTCTATCCAGTGTATGTTCTAAAGATTCTTTGACCTTACACCAGTGTAGATAGTTATCTTTTGCCCAGTCTTGATCATACAAAAATTCTGGATTGTCATATAAGTTATTTGCAACGCATAGTTCAATCATAGAACGTTCATCGTCGACAATACTCAAATATGGATATATCAAATTAAAGTCATTACGACTTGTTAACTTGGATCTACCTCGAAAATTTGTACCACGCTCAAAAACATCGTAGTCGCTTGTGAAGTGAAGTCTGATTGCAAAATATAACTGAAATGCTTTCTCAGAAGTCATCTAACGTTATAGCAGTTTGTTTAGGCATGGCATATACCTTTACTGCTTCATCATAGATTTTTTGTTTTAGTGTAGGAGACACCAAAGAAGCCGCGGCTTCATATTCAGCGCCTGTTTCCTCACAAAAATGTGTAATTGCTTCTAGATGTGTTAACTCAAGTTCACGAGCAAGCTTCTCGATGTGCATTGAGAAGTCTGTCGTAGTAGTAAAAAATTTCTCAGTCATTATAGATATAGGTTAATGGACATGTATGTATTATAGCATAAATTTATGCTTATTTTACCTCAATCCAACTAATACTTGCTTTTACTGATGCATCTGTGCTCATTTTGTATCCGATTATTGCAAGAATCTGACTGTCAGTTGCATCATAGTTTTGCATGATTGCAGATGACCGGTTATCAATGTGTAGACTACTAAATGTTGAAGATGAATTACCATTCCCACCAATTGCAAAATCGTCAACGAGCACATGGAAATCGTCTGATGCATTCCATGTTGGAGTAAGCGTGAAGTCCTTTATGTACTCACACCAACCATATCCTGGCACATCAAGCCATGTTGGTGAGTTTTGAAGATATGATGCGTTTGGTAGAATGACTACTTTGTAATTCATGTCATTGTTGGAATATACAGAGTAGTTCTTGAGTCTAGCAAGTGAATGGTTCTGTTTACCTTCTAATACATTTTTAAGACGAATTGCAATGATACCCTTACCATTGGATGAGTTTGCAGTAGTTACGTTAATAGGCGTAGTTTCAGTTGAGATTGAACGACTGAAACCAGTTTCCGAGTCTGAACCTTCACAATATACTGCTGCACATATTACCATCAACTCAGATGCAGATGTAACACTTGTCGTATTCTTTATTTCCCAACGGCATGGCAATGATGGTTGATTTGTATACACCTCAGTTGCAATGTTTGCATGGTAGCATGAATGTACTGTAATGATATCATCGTTGTGACAGAATCCAAACCTAACTTTACCAACGCCTAACCATTGATAGTCAATAACAAGGATCTGCGCTTTAGTCCAATCTGCTAGGACACCACTTTTATTTTGTACTGTACTGTTACCAAGCAGCGTATCACCATTCCATTGACTCTGTGGTATAACTTCAACATCAACACCGGATTTACGAATCACTAGCTCAGCAACTGAATCTCTAACCCGAAAAATAAATCCATTTGAATCGTCAAACATGCCTACAGCTTGTGTCAATCCAGTTTGTGCTGTATCCATAACAAATGATACCATGCCAACATTGGATGTTCCAGAGATGTATGGGTGGTATTGTCTAGTTTGACGTACAGCCTTTGCTCCGGAATCTGTACCAACTTGAGCTAGATAACAGTTTCTAGGTTGGTCTTTAACAAGAACACCTGACCCAGAGATACTATCAACGATTTCAGTAGTAGTACCTGAACCGTACATGTATCTATACTCACCTAACAATCTAGAGTCTGCAATCCGCAATCTATTAAACGCTGTTAACTGTGCAGTTGGTTCAAACTTAATACTATCATCGAACAAATAACTCATATAATTCTCCAACCATTGTGATACATAACTGTTATACTTCCATTCGAAATTCGAAGCTCAATGCCATCTGCATTGGAATCGATATTTCCTTGAATTTTTATTGGGACATTTGAAGCAATACCTGCTTCATCCTTGATAACATATTCACGACCATTTTCAACATTTAATGGCAATGTTATTGTCACAATAGACGAGTGATTTACACCAATGTACCAATCTCGTGTTGTTGGTGTATAGTTTGATGATACTGCTTTGATTGGCCTACGAATATCAGCCATGCTATCTGCTCCACCTCCACCACTGAATGCTACTGGATTGTAGCGATGTGATGATTGTTGCTTAGATAGTTCATCTATCATCCGTTTGAGATTTGCAATATCCTTTGTTAACTGCTGAACAATAATTGGCTGTTCAGGTACCACAACAGATGGTTGAGATTGAACAATAACTGGAGCAGGAGCAGGTTTTACAGTTTCTTCAACAACCACTGGTTTTTTTGACGAATTTAAAAGTTCAGCAAGCTCGGACAGCTTAGACATCAATGCTCCAATTTATTGTTATGTTATATTTAAACAGACGATGTTGACTCATGCATTATAGAGAAATCTCTGACTTTGTTTATAGTAATGTGTCGATCAAACAATTCAGGAACTACATCTCGATGTGAAATTACTATGGAGTTAACACTTTCTTCTATAGACCCAAGAATGTTGACAAATGTATCAACTGATTCCGTATCTAAGCTCTTATCCAACGTCTCATCAAATATCAACAAGTTTGTAGAAACTGAGTTTCTGGACATTGCAATTCGACGCCATGCAAACAGAATAGACAGATCAATTTTTTGCTTTTCACCTTCAGAGAATGAATTGTAGCTAAATGAGTCGCGGTCTCTTGACTTTATGGTTTCATTAAACGTTTCATCCAATTCAAACGAAACAAACAAATCAAATAACTGAAGATAGTCATTGATCATTTTGTTCAAGATTGGGATAAATGTAGCAATGACTTTAGATTTAATACCATTGTCTTTGAGGATATCTATTGCTGCTTTATGATGTAAAAGTGATTTTGTGGCATCGTTCTTATCATCTGTCTTTTTAACCAACACATGAATAAGTTCTTTTAACTTTGTTTTACTGAGTTGTAAACTATCAGAAGATGTAACAATTTTAGTATTATCAAGAGTCTGTTTCTGAACGTTGAGTGAATATATCAAATTTTTACGATGATTTGTTGCATCAATAAATTCTTGATATGCTATGTCCAACTTTTCAATTTTCTGAACAAACTCATTGATTAACTCCTGGACCTTTGTTCGTTCATTGTCCAGAGACTCAATTGAAGTCTTTGCCTCAAGAATTTTTTCTGAACCATACGCTTCATCAATATGCTGCCCACATGTGGGACAATCACCTTCATTGTAGAACTCGATACGATCACGTAAATCAGAAATTTTATTTGAAATCTTTGATAGTTTTGAATCTAATGTACTTTTGGCAGTTTTAACATTGTTAGAAGTAGCAGTTATAGCAGTTTGAGACGATAGTTTTTCATCAATTGCTGTAATTTCCATCTCTATTCTAGAAATGTTTCTAGTTGCTTCTGCAATTATAGCTTCGTTCTTGTTCTTTGATTCATCACTCTCTTTAGTCAATGTTTCAACTAGATCCTTTTGAGATTCTATTTGAGACTTTAACATTGTTATCTCTGTTGATAGTGAATCAACAGTGCTCTTGACTTCTGCCATTCGTTTCTTTGCAATCTCTTGCATGCTTGAAAATATAGCAATATCTAAAACTTCTTCAGTTATTGCTCGACGCTCATCTGCTTTGAGGTCCATGAATGGTTTGTAAGATGCAGAACCAATAATAACAATCTGTTTAAAAGTCTTGAAATTGATATTCAAGACTTGTGTTTCAAGATACTCTTGATACCCAGAAGATGCTGAATCCTCAATAACCAATGTATTGTTTTTGTAGATTTCAAAAATTGATGGCTTTTGTCCACGAATTACTTTGTATACATCTGCACCAATTGAAAACTCAACAGTGACTAGCAGAGCTTTCTTGTTAATGCTGTTGATCAATTGACCAAGTTTAATGTTCCTATATGGTTTACCATACACACCATAACAAATAGCATCTAATACAGAGGATTTACCCGATCCGTTTTTAGCAGTAACAATTGTATGTGAAAATGATTGTAGGTCTACAGTTGTTTCGACGTTACCATATGACAAAAGATTTTTAAACTTTACATAATGAAATTTAACTTGCATTTGCACTTGCCTCTACATACCACGACATCATCAACGACGACAAATCTTCTTTGTCTACACCTGCTGGCAATTCTATAGCTGATACATAATCCACAATCAGATCTGATATACCAGAAACAGATTCAAATGTTACATTATTTGTTTCAACATCAATTTGCTTTTCAATTAACCGAATTGAATGGGGTTTCAATGTATGTATTGTATCCAACAATACATCACGTTCTTTAGGTGTAATTACCTTATCAACTACAATCTTAACAAACTTGTCTGTGATTAAGTTAGAAACAATTTTATCAACTGAAGATAGACTGAAATGTGAATACAGAGTATGTTTGTTTGGTACAAACGTTAGATCAGTACCATCAAGAACAAAGAATCCCTTTTCAGTATTACAATCTGACCATGTTAGCTCATAAGGTGTACCAGTATACAACACATTATCTTTGGATGATTTGTGGTGATAGTGTCCACTAAACACCTGTTTAAATTTCTTATAATCTGTGTGATTGTAATGTGTTTTTGCGATCTGACCTTTGAACAACTCAAAACCATTGAACTCAAAATGGCCTGCACAGTATGTACTGCGTGAGTTTGTAATAGCAGCCTGTACATCGTTAACATTTTCTTTACATACCCATGGTATCAACAAGAATGAGTTATTGTTGATATCAACGTCAATAGGTTGCTTAACGATCACAAAACTCCCTTTGTAATCTTTAAGAACTTCTTCAACTGATGATATTTCCAGTGACTCACGATAAAATATATCATGGTTGCCTAGAAGAACATAAACAATCAAGTTGCGTTTTAATACTTCAACAAGGAATGTCTCCTTGAAGAAGTTTAGAGACCAGGTGTTGATGTGCTTACGTACATCAAACATATCGCCTAGTTGAATAACAGTTCGAATGTCATGTTCATCAATGTATTCAAAGAAATCTTTGAAGAACTTACGCATATATTCGTGATGGGGAATAGATGCTCCAGACACTCCAAAATGGAGGTCACCCAATAAAATAGTCTTACTCATTAATCAACTTCTAATGGATTATCACTAACTTTTGCTTTGATAGATAGTTTGGCCTTTTCTTTTTGATCTTGCATTTTCTTTTCATATCCATCAACATCAAAAAATGGAATGTAATCATTTACATTGCCTGAATATTCACTGAACTCACTAAGATCATTGTCTGCAAGAGCATCATCATACTCAATAGATTGGAATGACTTAGCTTTAATGTAACTCATCTTTTCTTCATAGTTGATAACATCAACCATTGCACGCCAACACACATTAGTGAAATATGCAAATGCATTGCTACCAATGTTTATGTTGAATTTGCGAATTTTTGCACAACAAGCAAATAGAGCATTGCTAACCATTTCATCTCTGAAAGTATAGTTAACAAAGTTGTATCTAGTGCTTAATTTAGTTGCAAGAGATTTAAACTGTAGAGCAATTGATTTAGGAATTACAGGTGCTTCTCTACCCTCTGCTTCTTCGGCATCACAAAGTTTTATGTACTCGACAATTTGTTGAGTGAATTCTTTGTTGGAAATGTAGTGAATTGGTTGTTGTGTAGTTGTCATTAGTCATATGTATTGTTGAAAGATATGTCATTATAACACACAATAGACATAATCTATCAATTTAACGAAATAAGTGGAGCAGTTATTTTTGCAGTTCCACCAGATGTTATGTTCACATTTCCACTAGCAGTAACGGTTGCACTACTACTCGTTTTAACATTAATGCTACCATCTACTATAATTGTTAGATTGCCATTGATGCTTTCATTTTGATTGCCACTAGTATGCATATTGGTGTTACCAAGTGTAATCGTATTGTTATCCTCACTGACAACTAGAGTGTTTGTTCCACGAACCTTTGTTACCATTTTTCCATCAGGGTGAAACTCTACAAATGTACCAGATTTGTGGTATATATGTACTCGCTCATACCCAGGTGTATCATCCAACTCGATTATATGACCACTTTCAGTGCATATTACTTTGTTATATGGATACTTTGTGTTGTACTGAGTCGATGGTTCAGAGATGCTTTGATTTCCAGCAGATTTGCCTGTCACAACACCTGATCGTTTAGGTTCAACAACCGTTCCTGTTATGACACCTCTAGCAAGTCGGTGTGTATCAGCTTCATTGAAGTATAAAGGATATTTCCCAATAGGATCTTTGAAGCCACGTTCACCCTTTTGTCTAGCAGAAGTTTCAGTTGTAGTTTTTGTTTCTGAAACTACTTCCTTGACATTGTCTTCCTTATACTCAATTTTTTCTTCAACTTCTTGTTTTACATCACCACATGTACCAGTGTCATAAGTTTTAGCTAGCGCAACCAATGCATCACGTTCACTGTTAAAACGTTTAACTAGACTAGCCCATAAATCAGGTGATGATTGAAAGTCAGTTTTAACTGAGCTTATACGTGCATTGTACAATAGTTCTATAGCTTTGTCATCGCATACTGATGCATCAATGGTACCTAGAGCAGACTTAAACTTTGAGGCGCACCCACTTGGACCCATCTGTACAGACATTGACCATATAGCTTCATGTATAGCTTTACCACGGTTTGTAATACTGGTTGGAAGTTTGCTTACAGCAATCTGATAGTAGTTTCGTTCAATATACTTGTGCTGCTCTGCTAAAAACCCTGTCTTGTTTGCAGCTGCAAGAGATTTCCACTTTGCATCAAACTCAGGTGTTGCTGGAGATAACCCTTCAAACTCAGTTGGATATGATGCATTTACAAACTTAATAATAGGTGACGTTTGAATTTGTGTCTGTGTTACAGTTGGTCGTGTTGGAGTATTGGGACCTTTCAAATAAGATGCAAATTGGTATGCACCATATGACGCACCTCCTAAATCTGATCCATTTGCATATGCGCTAATAGTTCCAGGATTACCACTTGACTCATATTTTGCTGAAACTGATCCAAGCTCAGCAGGTATCACTTTTGCATTTTTTGGTGAAACTGGTGGTGCTGGTGGTGGAGTTGTCTTTACTGGTTCACCTTGCCCATCTGTAACTGTGTTTCCAGAAGAATCTTTGACTACGTTTTCAGAGGTAGGTGCCTCGGCATCAGAGAACTCTAATTCTTCATCCGCTGTAATCTGTGATTTGAAGTCACTTGGAATACCATGGAAGCTGTGTATAACAATTGGATACTGTTCATCAACATCTTGGAATACCAACAGTACCCATGATCCAGGAAGCAGTCCAGAAGGAGAATATCCTATCCCACTCATGGATGCTGAAAACGTAGATGTTGCAACAATTGCCCATGGTAAAGTTTCAACTGGAATCAGTGTTTTATCATCGCTGTGTAAACCAAAAACACGAACACGAACACGACCCAATTTTAATGGGTCTTGAATGTCCTCAACAACACCTTTGTATAGTTTCATTAGTTACTCAATTACTGGATATGCGTGATGGATATAAACTGGGCGTTTTGCTAGATCATATGACATAGTTTGTCGTTTGCTATGATCAATCTTCAACTTCAAATTTCGTGGAAGAACAACTTCCATTTCTCTGGGTATCTGGGACATGCTACCAGCATATACACTCGGAAATTCAGCTGGTAGATGGATTTTTACAATGTCTCCACCTTTATCACGTGCAAAGTTTAATGCTTTGTTCATGCTAATAGATGATGATATATAGGATGGGTGATGAATTACATCATTTTTATGAATTAATTCGGCATGATCAGCATTTGTTCCACTGTATACCACCATCTCATGTGGCGTATGTTCACGATGAATCGCTGTGTCTAATTTTTTAATTGCCTCATGATGTTCATCCGACAAATTGTTTTTCAGTATCTTGTTGTTTAAGTCAGATGTATAATGTGTATATGATGCAATAGCTTTTTTATCATCTTCAGTATACTTTCGTGGATGATAATGTCGTTCCAAAGAATTTCCTATTACACTTAGATGTTTTAGCTTCTGACGACGATCATTGTCTACAGCTGCCATTGCATCATCGTCATCATTAAAAACCTTTGGTGTATTTTCACCATTGAAGTAGAAAGTTTTTCCTGGATGTTCAGGATGCGTATACAGTCCTTTGTAAACACGCTTGTACCCATTGTTTTCAGGTAACTCTTTCTCATGGCCAATGTAGTCATCATAATGGTATTCTTTAGAAGACTCAGTGGTTTCTTCTACAGATGAAATACCAAACTGTACCTTAGGTGTATGTTGTGTATGTATATGTGAGCAATACTCATTGAAGCGCATATTATCCCTTAGAATTTAACTTTACCATTGAATCTTTAGATGCTTGAATATGAACTGTGTGTCGTTCACGATCAAGCATATGTTTTAGACCAGTTATCAAATATCTACCAGACAAGGATTTATCCATAATGGTTGATAAATCCGTCTGTTCAGCCCCATTAACTGAAGATGTTGTTGTTGGAATGAATACATTAATAACATTACCAACACTCATATTAAATCTACCAACTGCATCAATATACAATGATTGACTGTTTATTGCTGCTAATTCAGTTAACCGCTGCCTAAACCATTCAGTTGAAAATTCATCTGGCATTAGATTAGCAGTTGTTGATGGAACATCTCTTACCCTAAAAACTGAATTGATACGACGAGCTGCATTGTCTGTACTGAATGCATTTTCATTCAAACGACTAAACTTAGAATATGACTCTAAGAAATCATAGTACATATACTGATAGCTCTTAGTTGTACCATCAACAAACAATGCTCTATTACCATATGCACCGCTCATGATTCTATCAATGTAATTGAACGTCTGATCTACATATAGATGTTGAATTACTTGTTGTTGTGATACGATTGATTGATTATGTGTATTCACTGAAAAGTAATAATCAAACGATGATTCTTGACCTACTAACGAATCAATTGGTACGAAGTTAAAACCTTTTTTAGTTTCAAAGAACAAATAACTTGATGCACCAGTATCAGCGCTAACTGACCGATCACACAGATACTTTATGTTCTGCATAGGTGACCAGTAATTTGAAATATAACTTACAACATTTTTTGTTGGGTGTGCATACACAGGCTTGCTAATTGATAGAGATGATGCACACATCTTTTCTTTGACTATGTCTGCTGGCTGACCATTGAATGCTTGACTAACCTTTAGATTCATGTCAAAAATTGCAGACGGTGATATGCAATTGAGTGTATATGTAAATGTCTTGTCAGATACCTGTAGACGATCTGACAATTTGTATATGTAGAATGTTTGACCAAGTATACCGCTTACATTGTCGGCACCACGAACATCCAATTCAATTAACTCCTCACCAATGAGTGGAAGTAAACTCGTAAGTGATTGATTGTCAGTTATATTGACATTAACTGTTAAAAATGGTGAGTATATTGACTCAAAAATTTCAACATAGTTGATTAGATTTGTTATATCAATGGGTTCTTCAGAGCTGTGAGTGTACAGTCTAACATAATGTACTCTGTACTCAGATGGTGTACTAATCCCATTAGGATCATGATTAAGTTGTTCCATTAGACACTCACTAAGTTTTCATATTGACGAACAAATTCTGTTAAGATAGACTTATTGAGAATCTTAATTTTTCGTTTCTTTTCATTTTCAAACCGTTCAAATTCCAGATTGGTAACTGGAATCTTCTCAGGGTGTAATTCATCTACAATATTACCTTCACCATCAATGTAATGGTGAACACCATTAACATCGGTATATTTGTCTTTTGTAAATGCTTGTATTACAATGTCAGTTTGAGGAAAGTCCCGCCATGGATCAAACTTTTCATTTAGAAGCATTATGACCCAATGATATTGAGTAGACTTATATGCTTTATGTGATATGATCTCTGGTGTCTCACCATCCTTAGCATCGTATATGCTATAGAACATATCGTTTTCTTTGAGGATAGGATCAATTTTTACAGCACGTAGAAAGTCCTGAACAAGAATTTTATCAACCTTGTCTATATTGAAATATGCAATTGGAAACTTTTCAAAAAACATCAGAACCCCTTTGCGATTCTATCGCGATGTAATGTTTCAATTTCTTGGAACTGCAATGCCATTGTTATCACAGGTGGTTCACCATTCTCCAATGTTTGAAATGAGTTGTTTGGCGTATAGTCAACATCAATTGCAGTTAACACACAAGATGATATCTTATTAATATAAGGGTTTTGCATTTCCGTGAATTCAGCATCAACCATTCCATACTCAATATCAAATTCAGCTGGATACAAGTATAAGAAGCTACCATACCCTTCCAGCATCTCTGGGTGCGCAAAATACTTGAACATGAAAATTATGTCATCAACTTCTTTTGCTTCATCTGCACTTTTTGGAGCAAATGTGTATTGGAAACTAAACACACGATTACCAACGTGTTGGAACATAATGTCCCGTTTCTTATTAGTTGCTGTTCTAGACAACATACTAGCTGTTTGGTTTGTTGCTGCCATGATACGACCAACGCTTCCTATAGCAGATGCACCAGCAGACTTTGCTGTCTTCATGTCATCCATAAACCCACTTGGACCGTCCATCAATCCTGTTAGAGGACTGGCCATTGCTTTGATACCCTTTGCAATTGCATCATAGTTTTCTTGTTGAGCTAAATGCACCAACAAGTCATCTGGCGTTGAATATGAAAAGTTATAATTTGCTCTAATGCCAGATGGTGTGTATAGAGTTATACCAGCAGCTAGACGTTTAAGTCTCTGCGTTAACTTGAATGTATCAATTACAGTTTCTGATGCACCTGATGCTGAAACTGCTGCACCACCTCCGATACCTGCTGCAACAGTACCTAAAGTTCCTAGTAACCCTGCTGATCCAGAACCAACAGACCCTTTACTTTTGAAAATAGATTTGACTGCGGATGCTCCGCCTTTAGCAATACTACTACCAATACCTAGACCAGCAGTTGCAATGCCCGTTGCTATACTTGCACCAGCAGTAATTGCATCACCAGATGTTGTATTTTTGAATGCACGATCCTGTTCACTGTAATCTACATAACCAGTAGTAGCAACTGAACCATTCTTAACTAGTTTAGCTTCTTCTGTAATGTTAATAAAAAATCGCACGAAATGACTATTGCCACCTGAAAGTGGATACATTAAACTACGAATTCTGCTTGATGCATCTGAACTTTTATCATTAGCAGAGTTGTAAGTATTAGATGAGGTTGGTGTGACATCCCAGCTACTATTTTTGCTGAATGCAGCTTCATCGAAGAAAGACGTTGCCATTGGTTTCCTTTGTTTACCACGTTATTTAATCATATGAGTAGAAAATATCGACAGGGAATTTATAAACCCATAAACTATCAAAAGTACGATGGTGATCCAACAAACATTATCTATAGGTCATCATGGGAACGTAAACTGTTTAACTGGTTGGATAGATCAAGTGCATGTACTAGTTGGTCCAGCGAAGAAACAATTGTACATTATGTATCACCCGTTGATGGTAGACCTCATAGGTACTTTGTTGATGTTAAAGCAACATTTACATCTACTAGCGGACTCAAGAAAACGTATTTAATTGAAGTGAAACCATTTGCAGAAACTATGCCACCGAAGTCAACTAAGAACAAGAAAGCATTGTTTGAAGCAACTGCAACATTTGCTGTTAATCAATCGAAGTGGCAAGCTGCACGTGAATATTGTAAGGATAGAGGATGGGAGTTTAAAATTGTAACAGAGTATGAGTTAGGTATAAAACAGCGACAAACGTGATTTTAAATACATCATGTACCTACGTACTAGTTACTAGTAAAAACGTGTTAGAAAGCGATCTCGTAAGTTCTAGAGTACAAAGAGGGCGCAAGCCCTCTTGTCACGAAGTGACTTAAGAGTTTCTTAGAATTTTGTACCAAATTTTTTTGGTCCCAAGAAATTTCAGTATACTTTTAGAGTACACTTATTGAGTATCAATAAGTACCTTTTAGTGCCTTCGGCACACTCGTTTCACTCGTAGAACTCTGAGTACAGATAGTATATTTTATAGATTTTGATTTTATATATTAATACTAGATAAGGGTGTTGTCTTATCTTAACTTTAGTGTAGCATATTTTTCTTGATCTGTCAACCCTTTTTTGAAAATATTTTTAAAATATTTTTGGTTGTTTTTTACAAGTTTTACGGTACAATCCAAGTATATGGAAGAATCACTTACCTGCAGATTGCGCAAGCGAGCAGAGATACGCTTACAGATACATACTCGCAAGAGTGTACAAGAAGGTGTACCTGATAGGCTTGCAGCACTTCTCATTGAAGCGGCTGATGAGATTGACAGACTGAACAAACCAATAGAACAACCAAATCAAGGAAAAACTGATGTTTAAAACTGTGTTAAACTTTATTGCTAAACAAAGTAATGTTTATAGAGAGCTATTGCAGACACATGAACGTCTTAAGACGTCAAAGGTTCAACTAGAGCATGAAGTTGCATCAATGCGGTTTAAAGTGTTAGATGCATCGTGTTACACTGATAACGTTGATGCTGAGTTTGTGTTTGATTTTAGTTCAAAGAAAGTATTCAGTATTGAACGCAACAAACAAAATAATCTAACAGTGATATCATTTGATGATACAGATGCTCTTCGGTTGGAATGGAGCTTTGATTGTTCAGTCGCTCAACACAATAAACTAGTAGCTGAATGGAAAAAAGAAAAATCGCAATAGTTGGGTCTAGGTCATTTACTGATTATGACCTAATGAAGTCAACGATAGATTTACAATCCACATCATTGATTGTATCAGGTGGAGCTATTGGTGCTGATACTTTAGCGGAACAATTAGCTACTGAATTCAATATACCTATGCTTGTATTTCTACCTGATTATAAAACTCATGGTAGAAAGGCACCGTTTGTTCGGAATACAAGCATCGTTGAAGCAGCTGACATTATATTTGCTTTCTGGGACGGAAAAAGTACAGGTACGCTTGACTCAATCAAGAAAGCTAAAAGGCTAGGTAAACTAATAAACATTGTAAACTTTAATTTAAACAGTCCAGATATGTTACAATGTTGAACATTTAGAACAATGTTTTCTAAGTGTATATTTTCTTTGTAAATAGAATTTGCATGTGGTTCATGCGTAATCAATCAACCATAACTAAAATCTTGAAAGGATATCATGAGTCTATTAGACACACTAAAAAAGGTTGGAGCCGTAACTTCAACAACAATGGCAGATAGTTCATTTTTTAATAACACTGAACAAATCGTCACTCAACTTCCTGCATTGAACATTGCGCTTGCTGGTGATGTAGATGGTGGTTTGACACCGGGCGTTTTAATGGTAAGTGGGCCTAGCAAATCATTCAAAACTGCAATTTCATTGTACATGGTTGCTGCATACATGGAGAAGTACAAAGATGCTGTATGTGTATTCTATGACACTGAATATGGATCCACTCCTGAATACTTTGAGACATATGGTATTGATCTAGGACGTGTACTCCACATTCCAGTAGAACATATTGAACAACTAAAGTTTGATATAGTTAAGAAGTTGGAAGCAATTAAGAAGGGTGATAAGGTAATCTTTTTCATTGACAGCATTGGTAATGTGGCATCAAAGAAAGAACTTGATGATGCGAACGATGAGAAAGCTGTTGCTGACATGTCCAGAGCAAAATCCTTAAAATCGTTTTGGCGCATTGTTACTCCACAAATTACTGGTAAAGAATTGCCATTGATTGCAATAAATCACGTATATATGGAGATCGGCCTATACCCAAAAGCTATTGTTGGTGGCGGTACTGGTGGTGTTTATGCATCAAACACTATTTGGATCATCTCAAAATCTCAAGAAAAGGATGGCACAGATCTAGTTGGGTTCAACTTCACAATCAATATTGAAAAGTCTCGCACCGTCATTGAACGTTCAAAAATTCCATTGACTGTTCGTTTTGATTCTGGTATAGACAAATACTCTGGTATGTTGGACCTTGCGCTCGAATCGGGTATCGTTCAGAAACCAAGCAATGGTTGGTATGCTATTGTTGACCAAGAGACTGGTGAATTGGGTCAAAAGAAACGTGCAGCTGATACCGGGACTGATGAGTTCCTAGGGCAGGTGATTGCTATGCCTAAGTTCAAAGAGTTCATTAAGCGAAAGTATCGCTTAACATACGCACAAAACAATAAGTTAGTAGTGTCTTCTACTGAAGATGAAGACTTAGAAGATTGATTATGTTGTTCGATGGTCTGTTGAAGTTCATCGAAAAAACTGTTTCAAAGTTTCGTAAGAAAGCCCACGTTAGTGATGCACCTTCTTACGAACTTGTTGAACATGATATCGATGGTAATCACTTTAGACAAGGTATACGGATTCTCAATGAACCATATGTTGGTATAGTTGTAACGCTACTACCTTCAGTTAAAATTGAACCTACAGGTGACACCCTGAAAGTTTTATTTGACTTTACAGTAGAATCCAACCCAAACCATGTAGAATATACATATCGTGATTTGCATTCACACTTAGGTGCGATTGTTGTTGATATTATTTTAAAGGATTATGCATGAGGAAAGAAGAGATTATTCTCTCTGCTTTGACTAAAGATTTTGATTATGCTAAAAAGGTAATCCCTCATATTCAACCGGAGTTTTTTCAAGACTCCAAAGAAAAGAACATCTATAAGCTGATTGAGCAGTTCTTTTCTGCGTATGGGAAACTTCCTACAAAGGATGTGTTATCACTTCAATTAGAAGAGCTTGAAAACATTCCGGAATCTGAGTTTGATGATACCAAGAGTGTTTTGAAATCGGCATTCACTGATGTATATGAATATGATTCACAGTGGCTGATTGATGAGACAGAACGATTTTGTAAGGATAGAGCTGTATACAATGCAATCATGCAAGCTGTGTTGATTATCAATGGTGATGATAAAAAACACACAGAAGGTCAAATTCCTGGTCTTTTACAGACCGCACTGTCGATTAGTTTTGATCACGCTATTGGTCATGATTACTTTACTGATGCACAGCATCGGTTTGAGTTCTATTCAATGAAAGAATCAAGAATACCATGTTCAATTGATTTGTTGAATAAAGTAACAACTGGTGGGATACCTCGTAAAACATTGAATATGTTTGTGGCTCAACCTAAAGGTGGTAAGAGTCTAGCAATGTGTTCAATGGCAGCAGACTACTTGCGAAGTGGTCTAAACGTTCTGTACATTACGTTAGAGCTTGCAGAAGAAAGAGTTGCAGAACGTATTGATGCAAACCTATTCAGTGTTCCAATATTTGAAATTAAGAATTTGGATGAAAAGGTGTTCATGGATAAAATCAGTCAGATTCAATCCAAGACACATGGTCGATTGAAAATCAAAGAGTATCCAACTAAATCTGCAAGTGCAACAAACTTTAAAGTTCTCATTGATGACTTGGTACTTCGTGAAAATTTTACACCAGATGTAGTGTTTGTTGATTACCTGGGTATCACTGCAAGCAGCCAGTATAAAAACGCACCCGGTGTAAACTCATACACATATCAAAAAGCTGTGTCTGAAGAATTGAGAGCACTTGCAGTAGAGTATAATCTAGTGATGTGGACTGCATTGCAAACAAACAGGTCTGGTTACAACACATCTGACTTTGATATTGACAGTATCTCAGATTGCATACATCCTGATTCAATGATTATCACTGAACGTGGTCGCAAGCCAATTTCAGAAGTTGCATTAGGTGAGCGCATCCTATCATCCGATGGTTGGGTGACTGTTATTACGAAACATTGTCCTAAGATTAAAAAATCTTATAGGATTAAGACTAAGTCAGGGAAAGAGATTATATGTTCTGCAGAACATATATTTCCATCAAGCTCTGGTAGAAAGTCTATATCGTCTGGGTTAGTACCAGGTGATAAATTGAAGACAGCAAACTGGTGATTTGGTTAGTATGTGCATAAGTAATTTACTTACATTGTTAATGGTTACTTATGCACACTAGTCGATTTGAAAAAATTTGCAGTCTTAAAACATATAAAGTTTATATTGAAAAGTATGGTCAAACATGTTTATATGAGAATCGGGATGTTATAAACAACCTAACTCAAAAACATCCTGATATCTTTCATATACATGTTGATTTGCACTATTTGTTTAGAATGTGTCTTCACACATTACAACCAGATGATTTTGGCATTATATCTATAAAAATTAACAACATTAAAAATATGTCCATCGCCCATGGAGGTAATTCATTGGAACTTCTGGAACTTATATTGGATAACAAAGAAGTTGCTAGGTGCATATACGCTGAAAGATATACTCGTTGGTTAACATCTGTATCGGGTAACCAAGGGTATAATTCTAAAATATATGTAGATAAAACAAAGGCTGATGTTGTTAGTATAATGAAAGAGAAGGCGCACAGAGCAAGACAAACACAACTTGACAAGTTAGCAAAAGACCCATTATACTTTAAAAAGATGTCACCGCTATCTCCGCATTACGATGGTAATAAGTGGACGAAACTTGAAATTGAAGATTTGTATAACAAGACACTCGCGGTAGGAACTACTCCTGCTGCTATAGACAAGAGACGAGCAGCGCACAAAAAGCGCATTGATGAGTATGGACCTATTGTTGTGGGTAAACCATCAAAGGCAGCAAAAAAGTTCTTTATGCCTATAGCGAAATTTTTAAATGATGAATCTGTAGTGTATAATTGGGGGTATGACGGTAATTCAGAATGGTGGGTGCGAGATTGTATAGATAAGACAAAGTATTATTTTATAGATTTTTGTTGCGTTTCACTAAACTTAGCTATTGAGTTTCATGGAACTACATATCACCCAAAGTCAAAAGACGATGAAAATTATCGACCACCGCCGTTTGTCAAACATCAAACTGCATCAGAGAAATATGCAGAAGATATTAGAAAGGCAGATTCAATTCGTAAATCAGGATTTACGTTGTTTGTAGTATTTGAAGATGATGATTTACCCAAAAAATTAAATGAGATTTTAGAATGGATTACGCAAAAGCTATTGAAAACCACATAACAATTGAGGAATCTGAGGATATTGATATTCAAAAGTTCCTAGCAGCAGCGAATAACTTAGCTATTCGAATGTTAGAGAATAAAGAGGCATACAATGTAAAGGGTGACCCGACACTTGAGGAATTAACGAGTCTAATCTTAAATCTTGAAATCGAACAATATAGATTGAATTTGTTGTCCGATTCACTCATTGAGTATGATGACGAGATTGTGTCCATTGAATGTTTAGATGATGAAATTCCAATGATTGACATACGTGTTTCAGGTTCAAACTTGTTTTATGCTAACAACATATTAACAAAAAATTCGTCAGGTCCTATCATGACATGTGACTTCGCTTTGGGAATTATTAGAACACCTGAATTGGATGAAATGAATCAACTCATTCTAAAGCAATTGGCAAGCAGATATGGTGACCCCTCAATGTTGAAGCGATTTGTTGTTGGTGTAGATAAGTCTAGAATGAAAATGTACAATGTTGATATCAGTGCTCAACAAGGATTATCAAATGATGTTGATTCTAGTAGCAAAGGTACAAATAAACCAGCTGCCCCAGGTAGATATACAAAAACTAAAAAGTCGAATATAGACTCAGATGAATGGAGCTTTGATGAGTAAGAAACATAACCATTATTTTAAAGATGTAAAGCATTTAGAATACATTGATGTATATCGAATCATTGATTTGTATAACATTACTGATTCTTGTTTGCAACATGCACTTAAAAAACTGTTAGTTGCAGGTGGACGTGGTCATAAAGACATCAGTCGTGATATACAAGATGTTATTGATTCATGTGAGCGGTGGAAAGATATGCAATTAGAAAATACCAAAAAGGAACAAGACAATGAGTAAAATTCGAGTAAATGAAATTTTTGGACCAGCTGGATATTGGAATTTCAGTGAGTCAGCTGGTGAATTTGATAATACATTTGTGGAGCGCTGGGGTGTTACGCAAGGTGAAGGTAAATTTGTTGGGCAGCGTTCTGTTTTTCTACGAACATTTGGTTGCAACTTTGAATGTCGTGGTTTTGGTCTACCAAAAGGACAATCTACTACTGAGCCCGAGGAATTTGCTAAGTCTGTTGGCTTATACAAAAGTATCAACGATGTTCCAGCAGCAAAGTTTGGGTGTGACTCATACTATTCATGGCACTCAGATTTCAAACACCTAAGCCCATTTTTAGACGTTGATCATGTTGCTGAAATGTTGTTGAAAGCAGCAGGTGGGTCATTCTTTAATGGAACCAATCCTATACACTTGATTATAACGGGTGGTGAACCAATGCTGGGATGGCAACGTGAATATCCGCGGTTAGTTGCTCGTATCCGAGAACTAGATCCTGTATGGAAGCCAGCACCTTGGAAAAAATTAAGTGTTACTATTGAAACAAATGGTACAAAGGACTTAGTAAAGGGTAAGACTGAGTCACAACCTTACATGTTTATGCTACGTGATATGTGCAATATTACTTGGTCAGTAAGTGCAAAACTAAGCATTTCGGGACATTCAAATGAAGAAGCGATTAAGCCTTCTGTCATTCGTCAGTATTACAATGTGAGTGATGATATCTATCTAAAATTTGTAGTACAATCCATTGATGACTTCGTTGAAGTCGATTCAGTTGTAGCTAAATATAAAACTGAGAATTTGAGTGTTCCCGTATACATTATGCCTGAAGGTGGTACACCTGATGAATTCAGCAAACATTCTACAATTGATATTATTTCAGAAGCCGTGAAACGTGGTTACAATATTACTCCTCGATTGCATGTGATGTGGGGCGGGAATACAGTAGGTTGGTAACTATAATAATGAATTTTTCTATAAGGAATAGACTATGACATATACACCCATTGCATACCGGTTTACATCTACTAAGGAATACATTGATGAATTTCCATGCGCATACAAACAATGGAAATCTGATACTCACTGTAATCTAAATCATGGATATTCATTCTCCATTAAATTCTACTTTGGAGCAAATGAGTTGGATAAGCGAGGGTGGGTATGTGACTATGGTGGTTTCAAGGAATTGAAACAGATCCTCAAAGATCAATTTGACCATAAAACTATAATTGCATTTGATGATCCTGACTTAGAGAAGTATAAACAACTAGAAAAAGATGGGATTCTAGAACTAACCATACTACCCGGTATGGGGTGTGAGATGATTGCAGACATGTTGTATAAGTTTGTGAATGGTGTGTATATTCCAGACTATCTAGGCCAAAGTGAAAGTGAACGTGTCTGGTGTTATCGCGTCGAAGTAAGGGAAACGCAGAGTAATATGGCCTTTAGGGAAGGGCATCGTGAATGGAATGAAAACTTGTTTAGTGACTTTGCATAAATCATCTAAGTTTAATACGTTACAAAAAGGAATATAAATGGACTACCTACAACCGCCACAATACTGTCCTGATGCACTTGCAACAGACGTTGGTTGGATCAACCCAAAGAATGGGGAACTTTTGATTGCTGTTCGCAATCTTCGTCAAAAACTTGCTGAACGAGATGCTGCACCCACAGCAAACGTTTCTAAAGTAGACGACCGTTCACCTACCCAGAAGATCTTGGATGAATTGACTGAGTTGACTGTAAAACAGCCTAAAGTTGATGAACGCAGCGACACCCAGAAGATCTTAGATACACTCACAACAAATCTACCAGAACGTGAAGATGTAAAAACTCAAACAGAAACTATTCTAGAAGCTGTTACACAAGCAGCAATTGATGGTATAATTACCACTGAAGGTAAGACTCTATCTCTTGACTTGAGTGACGCATCTACAGTCAAAGAGTCTTTTGGTGGACCAAAAGAT